CCAGCCTTTAGCAATAGCATTAAGCACAATTGATGGTGCTTGATTTAAAAGGCTTAGTTTGCTCTGTGATTCAAGCAGATCATCCTTAGAGATCTCACCGTCTTGGACTTGACGAGTAAGGTATTTGTGTACGCCTCCCATATTACTGTTGGTTCTTTTCTTGTATCGCTTCGATCTGGTTGAGCAGATCAACGATGGAGTTATTGGATTGAATCAACTCCATCTCAAGCTTGCGAGCTAATGCGAATACAACGGTTAGCGTTAGTATTGGATAGTGCTTCCTAAGCTTATCAATCTCAGCGTCACAGCGTGGAGTTGCTGACTTAGTATCTTCAAAGAACTCTGCGGTAGTTGTCATGGTGTTAAATGGTTTGTTGTATATTAAAAGGGAATGTCATCTTCAGGTCCAAGAGGATCGGTAGCGGATACCTTCTTGGTTGCTTGCTTAGGCTCACGGTTGTCTGTCTCTACATAGTTACCGAGGATCGGTCCCTTCTTGCCATCTTGTCTGGCTTGCTTAGATACAGACTGAACAATCATCCCATCGTTACCGTACTGGTCACGGCCAGCCTTATTGGTAATGAGAGCGATATCCAAATACGTTCCAGCCTTACCTTTGAAGAGGTGGGTCTTATCTACTTTAGTAACGTCAATCTTTCCGGTTATCATGGTGTTTATGTTGGACTTAGGTCCGGTGATAGGTTGGCAGACTTGTTTAGGGGAGTCAACCTGTCGTTAGGTTTTTAAACTTAGGTATCCATACCGCACTCAGAGAACCGACAGAACTGTCCATCGTAGAAGAGTTTTACCAGTCCGCACTCACCATCTCGCTGCTTGGCGATCACAATGGTTGCTTCTCCTTTAGGCTCTCGGCGGTCTCGGTCTAAGAGCATGACGCAATCCGCATCACGCTCAATCTGACCGGAGTCAGCGAGATCGGTCAGTCTGGGCTGTCTTCCCTTATCCTTCTCGTTCTCTCGGTTCAACTGAGCGAGACACAACATCGCAACTCCAGTTTGGACGGCAATGTCTTTAAGCTTACCGCTGACCTCTGCGACCTCATAGGTGCGTTTTTCTGCTCGGTCTGCGGCTTTGATCTTCTGAAGGTAATCGATGATCACCAGCTTAACCCCATGCTTGCGTACTGCTCGACGTATGTTTGCGGTGATGGAGGCAATGCTTTGAGAGCTAGATCCATCGAGGAACCATAACGGACTAGAAGCAATCTTGGCAGACGCTCCACTCATCGAGCGCATATCACCTTCGGAAAGATCACCGCTTTTTAGGTTTTGCATTGGCACTCCACCAATAGAAGCGACTGATCTTCGGAAGATTGATTCCTTACTCATCTCAAGCGATATGAATAAGGTTGGCACTCTTGCTTGTATTGCTGCGGCTTCTGCTATTGCAATGGCAATTGCAGTTTTACCGATAGAGGGACGAGCAGCAATGATTGCCATCTCTCGCAACTGCAAACCATCAGTCATCTGGTCCAGCCGATAGAATCCAGTCGTGATCCCGCTCAACGTACCTTTGCGAGCAAACCTCTCCTGCATCTGGTCAATGAACGTACCAGCAACTTGCTTTGAGGTTGAAAGAGTCTCACGGGATAGCTCAATGCTGAGTCCAGACTCGGCATTAGAGACGATTTGATCCGGTTGGAGGGTCAAGACAGCGGATTCGCGAATCAAGCGGTCTCCGGTCAATCGTAGCTGACGACGATGAGCGGCTTCGACAACACCTTTGACGTAGTTGGGAAGATTGGCTGGTGATGGGCAAACTTCCATCGCTTTGTTCCAGTCTTCAAACGGGATCGGTTGGTTTCCGTTAAGCTTTTTCCATTCCTTACCAAGCTCGGGTAATGATATTTGGCGGTTCTGTTGGCTTAGAGATCTAATCGTCTCATATGTGTCTCTAAGCGTGTTGGTCTCTATCCATTCGCTTTTAACTTCAGCAAATGCGTCAGCGCAAGTGTCGAGTGTTCCAGTAAGACAAGCTCCAATCAGACCAAACTCGTCGTCTTGAGCGAAGAAAGCGTCGTTCACAGAGAATCCTTCCAGTCAATCTGCTTCTTTGTAACAGGTTCGACGATCAACGTTTGTTGTCTTTCGTTCTGGTTTCTCTTCCAATTTCTAAGAGCGGGTTTCCAAGACTTCATCTTTGCTTTTCCAACGAGCCAACCTTTTGACTCGTAGTAGTCAACAAACTTTGGAGCTTCTAAAAGTGAAAGTTCGATCCTTACACACTCAGCTTGGACCTCTTCAACCGTAGGAGTTGTAAAGTGTGAGCGTTGCGACTTTGGAGCAATGCTCTCTTCTTTATTATTAGGAGTAGGAGTAGGAGAAGGAGAGTTGACTTTCGGTTGCAACCGAATTTCAACCGTGGTTGAACCGCTGTTGGATTCCGGTTGGGTATCCGGTTGAACTGTGGTTGAAGCGAGCTTTCTTAATTCTGCGGATTTACGGCCTTTTTGAGATTGTTGCTGTAAGTATCGGTCTTTTTCACTTCTCACTGTCTCAAGTCTTTCATTTCTAAGAAGACCGTCTTCGCACAACCGAAACTTAACCAATACGTCAACCGAGACGCAACCGCCGGTCAACCGCTGTTGCTTTTCGGTTTCAACCGGAATTGAACCACGGTTCCATTGATGGCAGAGAAGTCGGATATACTGACCAACTTCTTCTTGGGACATTTCGAGCGTACCTGCTAAGAAATCGTCAGCGTAGAACTGGAAAGCTGGAGCCTTACGGGTTTTTTTGTCTTCGTTCATGTAACAAATGGAAACCCCACTCAGCCCGTGGTGAGAACTCGCGCAAAACCAACGCGACGTACACGGGAAGAGTGGGGAGAAATTGGTTGAACATGGGTTTTGTTTGGATATCAACGCTCGCTTCTCACGGCTCGCGCTGACTGCTTACTTCTAAGTCTGGATCTGCGGTTCGTCCAGCACAAATTTGTCAAAAAACTCAGCCTTCGGTCGAACGTAGAAGATCTCCCCTCGTTGGTAGATCACGCAGAGTCGCTTGGTCTCACCGATCCTTAGTTGAGCTTCGGCAACAAACTCAACCTCGACGGTTGGCTTAGTCTTTGACAGGTATTTCATCGCTTGAGCCTTAGCTTTTTGGATCTCACGCTCCAGACCCAATAATAGGAAACGCGATACTTGGCAGCTAACTGTTTGTTGGTGACGCTTTTGTCGGCTTGCAGTACCGCATCGACGATTGCCCGAGGGATCTTCAGTCCCTTTGGTCGTCCCCTTCCACGCTTAGGGCTGCGTTTGGGCTTAAGCGTTCTCGGAGCCTCTTTGGTCTCCACCTTCTTATATACTCCAAGCAATCTGGAGATCCCGTTTTTGATTTCGTTGAGTATGTTCATTTTCTGGTCTTATTGTGTCTGATTTTGTGTATCCAACCTATGCTGACTGCGTAGTCTTCTTTAATTTGTCTGTATGTTCTGTTGTTCTGAAGGTCTTGTAGTACTTCTATTACAACTGCTTGAGGTATGTGTCCGCGCTTCGGGATGTATGAATCATTTCTTATTGTCATTCAATTTTGGATTTACTGTCTCTTATGTCCCATATGGTTGAAGATGATATGCCATATTTTTTAGCCAACTCACGGCAAGTGTAGCTTGAATGCTCTTCTAAAATAGCTTTGCGGATATCTGCGGGAACAGTTTCGTATCTCCGATAGCGTTTGATTTTAGTCTTTTTTAATGGAGCGACAACACCAAGCATTCTCTCCATTGACTGCTTTGATAGACCTAATTTTTCAAGTAAGCTCACGGTTTTGCCTCCCCCCACAGCAGCAGATCCGCTCGCATCGAGTCGTTCTCCTGCTCCAGTTGTTTCACCCGATCCTCCAGCTTACGGACATCGAGAGCGATTGCGCGGAGTTCGCGGCGGTCGTTGTAATCGGCAAAATCCGGTAGGTCCAAGATTCGTCTCTCAACGCTCACGGCTTGGCCTCCTTTGCTTTGTCGATTGTTTCGAGCGCACTTTGCGATGCGTACAGCCACTCACCTTCTTTCCACCAGTCGTTGTAGCAGTCACGCCAAGCAAGACCCCTATTCAATAGCCAGTTCAATCGCTGAGAGTCCTCCTCCAGCCGCTTGATGCGCTCTTTTAACCGCAGGTTTTCTTCATCCAACAATTGCTGCTGCCGGATGATTGAGTTTGCTGCGTTTAGTTCGCGCTCCAGTCTTCGGCACAGCATACCCAGATCGGCTACGTTGTGAGCGGTTGAGTCGGATATAGGGGTATCGCTCACGGCTTCCTCACTTCCTCTAAAATGGTTAGCAGTTTACTAGCAACTTGACCGTCTGACCCATCGCGGAAGAAAGCATAGGCTACTCTGCTGATGATGTCCTCCAACCGCTTGATGCGCTCCTGTTGATCGCGGATCTTTATAGATTGAGCGTCGGCCATCCATTGCTCGCGCATGATCTTCAACACCTCGGCTGCTGTCTCGGTAGGTTTCAGATGCTCGGCTGCTGTGATTGTTCCATCGTTATGGATGGTTAGTAGAGCATCGCTGTTGTTCCTAACCTCAATTAGGTGGTTGAATGATGCGTCGGCGCAGAATTTAGTTGGTACTGTTTCGTTGTTCATTTGCACTCCTTCCACCTGAATTGTGGTTTTCCATTTGTGTCAGACACCCATTCGGCATGGTGTATTCGGACAGCTTCTTCTTTCATGTAGCTTGTTGCAGCGCATCCACCCACAGACCCTCCGAGGATCATACCACAAATGATGAACAAGATGTACGGTACGATATCGTCACTCATTTCGCCTCCTCCCATTTGCCAA